CGTTAGGTAAACTTGCGGCTCGGGCGTATGGGGAACCACCCCCCAACGTCCGATAAGAGACTTTGAAATGGGCGGATACCGCAATAATGCTAATTTTTAATCCAATATGACTTCACCAATTATATTTCTTGAAAATTTAACCGAGGAGCAAGTACTCCTCGGCGTAGGGAGAGCCTGTGTGGGTGGTTTACGACCACAATACGCAACTGCGCAGGCAATTGTGGAGGTTAGACGTCGTTTGTCTAGCCCCCCCACCGTAGTTAATCAGCTGGCCGTAGCTAAGCCAGCTGCGGTAGCGGTGAAAGCGAGAGGGAAGCAGAAAGTTCTGCCACCTCCTCTCCCAGCCAATGCAAAGGCTGTTGGCCCCGGTTCTGGTGCCATAGGTGCTGTGTCCATTATCTCCGGGATGGACACTTTTACTGCCGCGATCACCTCTTACATTAAAGGTGTTCGTGGACATGTATTTTACCGGAGCTTTGAAATCCTGATTGGAGAACAACCAGGTAGAGAATTTTTGTTGCAGATTTTCTCTTTTGTCTCGGCAGTCCGCGTTGATAACCTGTCGAGAAGAGCCGTTTTATTGGATGGACACATGTTTAGTGAAGAAGTGCTTGCTAGTTATGAGCGGTTTGATCCTCATACGCGCATTTTCACTTTTGATGCTGGTTCGTTCAATTTGCGGGGTGGTGGTGTTTCTTTGCCACTTCTTACTTCTAAGAGTATGTCTTTGATACTCCCATTTTATAGCCCTAGGTGGATCCAGTTAATGTCTCTTTTGCAGAGGCTAACTGAGCTTGGGTTTAAGGGTAAAATGTATCTCTACGCATTAGACAACTCAGTCTTAGAAGATAAGTCAGATGCAAAGAAACACCTGTTGCATACCTCTCGTAGTAACGCGGTAGGGTCCGTCTATAACGAATGTACTTTTCTTGACACACAAACAATTTGTCACTATCCGGATGTCACTAGTCTATCTAGAGAATTTTCCGGGGTGCGATCTGTTTTTAATGTGTTTGGATTTAGGTTATTTCGTTTTGATGGGTTACATCCTAACGTTAAGGTTACTACGAAGCCAGGTATTATAGTACGTACATCATTACCTCTTTCGTGTTCTAATGTTGCTTCAGATGAAACTTTTTATATCAGCAACTATCCGGGATTTGATACCGTCTTGCGTAATCGCATTATGCAGGTGGTATCGACCGGTAAACATAGCACGGATGATTTGGTGTCTTTAGTTATGCCCTATGCCTCACAGATGTTATTGGAAGCGATTAACAAATCTGGGTCGAATGCTCATTCGGAGCATTTGTCTATGGAAGCATATAATGGGCTTACTTCTCATGTTGCTCGTACTATCATACAGTGTAACAATAATCAGACCGTGTCGCGATCGGTCAATGTGGTGGCGTCATATACATCGGATTTGGCGTCAGCCGCATCGCGTTCTAGAGCAGTACAGTTGTTTGATTTTGCAGCCGGGTATTTATTTCCCGACGGCATTTATGCTTCTGTCGCATGTGGTATTTTATATATCTTCATGTGCCGGAACTTATTACAACGAATTCTCAACAAGGGGAATTATACTACTCTAAAAGCGATGCTTTCAGCTACCACTATAGCATATGTGCACCGCCCTGAGCGTTTTAACGCAAGGGTGTTGTATTTAAGTAATTATGCTAAGTTGATGCTGGCTTTATTGTTAAGCTTAGTCAAGGGGGCCGATGCGATGCCCCATTTGAGCGCTGAGGGAGTGTGTGGTATGATGGCACTGGTTATTTTGGGCAATGTTTATGTTGCTTTACAAGTGTGGAGAATGGCTCACGATGATGAGCATGATACTATAGTGGTTACTGGGTCCTCATTGGACGCTGTTGCACCTGTGATGTATCACTCCATGCCGATCCAAAGACTAGTTGTGTCTCATATTTGCTGCCAGAAATATGGCATGGCTGACCCTACAATTGGTGCCAAACTTGGTACCAATTGTTCTATTCAGTCCACGTTTGCCGATTTCGATGTTTGCAGATTTACCAATCCAGCCCTAGTAGCAATAGGGCCATACTCACTTTCGTTGCGACCCGTGACGAATAAGCCTTGCGCTCACAATGCTATTTATTCATTATGTGCTAGACACCTCTTAGAAACCCCCTCCCCTGAGCAGGGTTCCTGGGATCGTCTCACTAATATATTTCTGGCGAACTGGAATTTTATTTTTCCAGCTTATGGCCAGCAGATTAGAATAATAGACTTTGACTCCTGGATGAGTCACCTACCCTCGCACCGTAGAAAGATGTTGGTTGATTGGATTGAAAAACATTGCAGCCCGTCTTCTTATGGTATGCGTGAGTGGACTGATCCGAAACGTATGCTTGAGCTTAGTGCCTTCGTAAAGGTCGAACATGTTTATGTCGACCCTTTCGTTGAGCCTAAGCCACCCAGGTTGATACAAGGAACCAACCTGTTCTATCAACTAGTCACTGGGGTGTACACTTATAGTGCGTCCAAGTGGCTAGGTAATGTGTGGAGTTTGCTACAACACTCCTCAGGTACGTCAAGTGAGCTAGAATTTTATTATTTTGGTTCTATGACTCCTGAAGATGCTGGTAATGTGTACGATCACGCTTATATGCGTGGTCGCAGTTCATGTATTTGTCTGGATATGTCAAAGTTTGACAGTTACGTGAGTATCGACGCAAAAATTTTTGAAAAAGTTATTTTCCGTCGTATGTTTACATATTCTAGACTTAACTGTGAAGTTTCCTCTAACTATTCCAACGTTGTTTCGATGTTCGTTAGCCGTTTCGTGAACTATCGCTCTTTTGAAGATGCACTAGTTTACGATGGTGGCACCGGACACGAGGCGACGAAGGGTAGGGCTGGTGGTGTTAAGTACACTAGCTATGGTAGGAGATTTTCCGGTATGAATTGGACTAGTCTGGGCAATACGTTGATTTGCTCAGCTATACATTATCTGGCATGTGAAAAAGTCGCTGAAATGTCCGGAGATTTTCTCTTTGGACATGAGGTACCAGCATCTATTCTTATAATGGGCGATGATAGCGTTGTATGCATCAAGCCCGAATTTGCTGAGATATATGCCCTGTGCTCTAGGGCAGCTGCAGTCGAGTTAGGTTTTAAACCTAAGATTGCAGTACCTCGTGGCTTTAGTAATAATGGTGTAGCTAACCCTGACTTTTGTTCAGCACTCTTTTGGCCCGTTTTACGCGACGGGCAAATAGTTCATGTGCTTGGACCGAAACCATTCAGGGTTTTGTGCAAAACTTTTTGGCTTCTTACTAGTAAAACGAAGCCTGCAGATTGGCTTGCCCACACCAAGTCTATTGCACTCTGCATGTGCGCTGTTGCGCACTTTGTGCCTATACTAGGGTCCATAATGTTTAAGGTTCTCTCCCTTATACATGTAACTGCTAAGGAATATCGAAGCGGTTTTTATGATTCCCTGGTTGCACAACGGCTACCAATGTCGACGATCGTAGCCGCGGGTATTGTCACCCCACTATTTAATTGTAAACGTGACAAACAAACGGATGTATTTTTCTGTTCTAGATATAACATTTCTCTCGCTCTATTAGAGCGTTTTGAGGAGTGGATCTCCGGCTGGACAGATATATTTGTCAATCTTGATTCGGGCCCTTTAGGTCCGATGGCGCATTATGCGCGGATTGACATTGATTAGGAGTTAGTAGAGTTTGCCGTCTCGTTATTAAAACGGCATTACTCGTGGCTTGACCCCCCACGTTAATCTTCGGGTTGGTGAGTTTGGTGATCTGATCTAAATAAAATCACCGGTGAGCTTACACCTCATCTAAAAAAATTGTTTAGGTTTGGCCATCCCTATATAAAAATGGCCGAGTAGGGCAGCCTAACTTGTACCTAGTACCCCTTTCAATCGGGGTACGGGCCTTTTCTTAAAGGGTACAATGTTAAGGGGTGTTCACATACCCCCCCTTCAGTATTGGCGATGTGGGTCCGGACAAGTGTAGTATTTGTTAATTAGGTTATCACCGTACCTAATTAGTTTTTACTTTGGATTTAACGCAATCCCTCTTGTTATTTTGTATTGTATGTCATTTGACACCGATACAGCCACTCGAACTCAGCTTACTGTCATTCGAGTTTTAGAGATTCTAGGCCACTTCGAAACCGTAGAATCTAAAACAGCTTTTCTGCTCCATATTATTCAACAGATTAATGAACAAACAGAAAACTGCCAAGAAAGCCTCCAAAGCGGAGGTGGACCAGTTGAAGTCCAAGATCAGCAAACTCAACAACCAACTGTCGCACATGAAAGTAGTGTCGGGACCCGCCCTCGGGTCTCGCGCGTTAAAACGTTCGCAGTTGGCAGAGGATTACTCGATGCAAAAGGCTCACGCGGCGGAAACGCTTGAGACTTATATAATGTCGATGTTGGATCCCGCACATGTAAAAGGGCGTATACCCTCACCACTTAGTCTCCCGACGGCTACTTTTTCTGTTACATATCCTGTGACTCAATTGAAGCCGAACGCCAATGGGGAGATAGTGATTGTTGTGCGTGGCGGCTTGATGAATTTCTTTGCTGCCAATACCTTCACGGTACCACTTGCTTTAGTGGGTATTCATACCTACAATCAATTTGGTGGTACCATGGCGGCCCCAATTACGGCCTCACAGATTACACCAACCGGCGCAGCTACTACATTAGCTAATGTTGCACCTTATTTGGTGTACGAGATGTGCCCAGCACCTGATATTCAGGCTATACGCGATACTTTTTCACAATATCGCAAAGTTTCACAGATTGTATCATGCGAATATGCTGGACCTCCAATTTCTGCGCAGGGCACAGTTGCGGTTGGATTGTGGCCAGGTTCTTATGCTCTTCCAAGGGCATTTGCGCCGGCTCCAATCTTTTCACAATCTAGTGGCCCGTTAGCCGTACCCGACCTTACTTTTGATGCGGTCGCGGCTCTTGAGGGTGCGGAAATTTACCGCTCCTTTGATGAGATTACTGCCTTATGGCGACCTATGGGTCCGATGGACCAATGGCGCCCAATAAAGCATGTGGTGCCGTTTAGTTATTCTTCTGCCTTTGGTATTGAATCGGCCCCGATTTGCGATGAAAACCCAGCGTCTTTTATCGCACAATTGGAGTCTATTGCTTCATTTTCGCAGGCTAGCGTGTTGGGTGCTGGTGTACCCGGTGCGCTTTTAAATGGGTGGTCTAATATGTCCACCCGGCCTACTTCTTTGGACTTTGCTGATCCTGCCGTGGTATATTTTTATACAGGCCTCGCTCCTACTGCATTAGTTAATCTTACGATTACAGTTAACTACGAGGCCATTTGTGATCAACGTTCTTGGTCACTTGCAGAAGCGGCAGCACGTATTTCTGACCAGGCCGAGTTGCATCGAGCCGCCAACATTATGGCATCTGTACCCCATTCGCATACGGGCAAACACTCTGAGTGGTTGACTAAGATTAAGAGTGGTGTGATGCAAGCCATAAGGGTTAGTAAAGACGTTATTGGAACGGCGCGACAAGTAGCGCCAGTAGCTTCAAGTGTCCTTAAAGAGCTTGGAATGTCAGAAGCCTCAGAGGCTGTCAGTAGCTTGGCAGCCGTAGACTCGTTGGCGGGTCTAGCTGAGTTGTTTCTTATTTAGTGGCAATTTGTGAGTTGTCTGTCTCATTTTAAAATAAAACAGACAGTGTTACTTTAGTGGTAACACTTTAAATTTTATAGTTTGTATTTTTAACTATGGTTGTCCTCCGTACGGGGCGGGAGTTAGCATCCCCGCTTTGTGCGGTCGGGAGTAGACAATACCTATGTTATAGATTACAATGATTGAAGATTTGGTAAAAGTTAGTAGGTCGAATTGAAAAGATTCGATCACTCTTTATTTATCTGAGTGTTTCATTGGTTCCTTTTTGGGCCATCTTAGTTGTCGTCAGTTAAGAGCTGCCTTTTGGCAGTATGTTTTGGGAGGAGGATCCTGCCTGGATTATGATTATCCGGGGCGAACAGTGTATAGTGGGCATGCGCAGTGCTCGTGGTACCAACGTTGCTAAAACGTGAGGGTATCGTATCCCCTTAACAATTCTTGTACAAGTCCTTGGTACACACTTTTGGAGTGGACTGGCGATCGGGTGTTTGGTTACACCTTTCTTTGACATTTAGAATAGATTTTGAGTTAAAATACGTCACCGCTTGGCCAGAGGTCACAAACAGCGGTCAGCCGGATAGCCGGCACGAGTGCCTTAGTAGCCCTACAATATTGACAATGCGGCGTAAGTGCAGCGTTACTCGTTAAAATTAATCTTTTATTATACAAACTATACAACCCTTCATACTCCATTCCGCGGGAGCTTACACGAGGGGTTGACAACAACCGGACCAACTACGTTTTGGGGGGTCGTACGATAACGACCTCCAGCTTATCATGGATTTATTCCTTTTTCCTATATAGGC